CGCTGGCGCACCACCATCATTTACTAATATTTCTGTTGCCATATTTTATTTCCTTAGTTTTTGTACCCGGTAAATTTAACTTTACCATTTTCCATCGCAAACATGCGTGGGGTATCTTCTGCCTCTACAGGCGTTTCTTCAGCATCATGGGCCTTACCCTTTCCAAAAGTTCGTTCTGAATCTTCTGGTACCGGTATGGACTCCATTGCGATACTGTATCCTTCTAGCTTAACTCCATCCCATGAAGAAAGTTCCTCCACACGAGCATCCTTGTTGTCCTCTTCGAGTTTTCCAAGAATTGCTTCTTTCTCTAGTATAGCGTTTACGAATGAAAGTTTTTGAGCTTTGAGTTCTTCCTCTTTTCTCGTTTCTTCCATCTTTTCGAAATTTGCTACTAAAGCAAGTGCTTCCTCGTGCTTGGTATTTAATTCTTCAAAAGATGTAGTCATTTCATCTAACTGAGTCTTCATAGAAGCGAATTCACGCTCTGTGATGTTCTCAGCATCTGTTGTTTTTACTTCTTCTTCAGCCATAGTTATTACCTCGCTGTTGTCCCCATGTGTATCACAGGCACATGAATCTTCCTCATGACCGCCACAGCCACAATCAGATTCCTTTTCACCGAATTCACGGTGTTCACCACATTCCTTTCCGCTTTCAATTGTACATGCCTCACAAACTGGGGTTCGAGTTTCATTATCAATAAAACTCACCTCAATAGGACGAATGTCAGTTGCGAAGGGCTCTCCTAAAACATCAAGGTCTTTAGAAAACCAATCTATACTTACATGTGTCATATCGCCGTTTCCCAACTTTCCCAACACTTCATTTGTTTTAGCTGCGTCTTTAAAGACTTTAGCTAACATTTTAATACCAGTTTTACCGTCGTCTAACTCTACGATTTCGGGATTGATAGCCTTACCAATAAGGTCGTCGTCGGTTCGTTGGTGATTAAAGTAAATAGGAAGTTCTTTAAAACTTTCTATGTTGTCCTTCAAAATTGAAGGTTCTATATAAACCTTTTGGTCTCCTTGCTCATCATGTACTCCTGACGTGATAGCAATGATAGGGTAATCGATAGTTTCTTTACCCACGTTCAAAGGTTCTTCTAATTCTAATGCAAAGGTACGTTTTAAATTTTCTGCGGTGGTTTCTGCTACCGCAAACTCTCTGGCAGTACCTTCTTCTACTCGCATGCGACATAAATTTGCCGCCATCTTATCATAATCTTCTACACCACGCTTCTTAAGAGCTGGCATAGTTGCTACGATACATTGTTCATATTCGTATTCTTCGCTCATTCTTCTCTGTCTCCTGTTAGATTTCTGTTTTCTGTACGTGCGGATTCTTCAGATTTATCCTCATCCTTACCACCAGATAGATTAGCATTCTGAGCAGTTTCCTGCTGTTCTACTATTCCTTCTGGGTTAAGTCCACGTTCTAATCTTACTTCACTAGGTGACAGAACGCCTTCTGATAGATATATCATATCCGTCTTAGCTTTAGCAAATGCGTCTGCTACGTTTATTTGACGGAAAGAAAATTTAGCTTTGCCTGATTCTAATTGAGGCATAAGTTGTGAATTTAAAGAAGCTTCTACAGCTGCTTGTAAATGTTTCACATAAGGTTCGAATATAGGTCTAGCTTGTTCAGGCTTTTCCCACATAGTTATAGGTACTTTTAATGATATATGTATCTTTTTTAATATATCATCTGTATATTTACCATATTCAAAAGCTCGTTGTGTACCTTGTAACTCTTTAATAACTATATCATTACCGTGAATAATATCTTCACCGGGTTCTAACGTGTTAAAGGCAGATACGATTTCATTAATTTTATCAGGTCCATAAGGCATATCAGGTAAGCCAGCAGATATGTCAAACCTACTAGTGGCATATTTGTTAAGAGCCGCTCCAATGTCTCGTTCTGCATAATCTTTAAGGTCAACCAAATATAAAATAGGGTGTATGTCGCTAAGGCCATAAGCATAATCATCAAAGGAATTATTCTTATATTCAATGATTTCATCTTCTTCAAATCTAACATTTTCTGCATCGTCTCCAATATCTTGATAATAGTACATTATCTGTCCCCTCTCATTGCGCTGTACATACATATTTTGAGAAGACCTTAATACAAGGTTATCCCCAGTGTATTCTAAATAACCTGTTCCAAATATTCTACCATTACGTAACCAAGAATAAATAATCTGTTCTAAGTTAATATCATCAAAAAAAGAGGTGATAGCTTCACGTTCTTCGTCATTATCTGTAACAATGTCGTAACCATCCTTCGCTGCATACATACAAGGTAAGTCTATCAGAGTCTTTATAATCGGGTCAGATAAGTATACATTCATATACGTTCTGTTATCACCAATTTGTGGCTCTTTATTAGAACCTCCACCATATCCAAATCTACCTTTAGAATTATTTTGGAGTTTTATGCGTTTAATAACGCCGGCTCCGAAACTTCTAGGTTCGTCGTCTTTAAAAGGTGGGTTTGTACCAACAGTTGCGAATTCCCTTTTACGCCATAAATTTGGCAAATAATCACGTAGAGGCATAGCTATCAATACCTATACCGCAGTGATAGTATATAAAGGTTTCGCTCAAATACCACCGGGCGCGTGTTTTCTTAACGCAGAATTACCTCTTTTAGAGGTCGTAACGCCTGAACCTGTCCATCCACCGCTAGTTTTATTTACACGTCTCTGTGGACTCACGGAGACACTAGTAAATGTACCAGAAGAAGGTAACATTGTTAAGGCAGCATGCAATGCAATAGCTGTACTATCGCAATAATCATCATGTTTTCCTGACGGTGCAGCTATTTTCTCTGTTTTATTAGATGCATCCATCGTATATTCTAAATCTACATGCTCTCTATACCATTTATTAACTAATTTTGCATGATTAGGTGGTAAATTCTTAGGGTCGGGCACTATAACTTGCCCTTTCTGTAAATATGACACCATATCTCGATATACCTGTGTCTTTGTACCTCTCGGTCCACCTGTAAAGATAAACGGTAAAAAGTGTATACCATTATTCATGCAACCTATCCTCATCTCTTGCTCAATCGCACCCCCAATACCAGTAGCATCAATAATAAGTTTATCAGCACCATAATTAACACAGATGTCAAGGATACGCTCACGTTGAAATGGTATATCATGTCCACCTGTTCTAGGGCTAATTTCTTCCAAGTATATAAGACTTGCAACATTCTGGGTATCGGATTTGTCGGTAGACCAAACACTAATAACAGTGCTATTAACGGATTTACCAATATCCACACCCACAGTACAGTTTCCATCACTCTTTCTACTTTCGTGGAACTGTATTGGTTGGAAGGTACTTCGTAGTATTTCGGGATTGAAGATATTCGAGACGGATTCGACGAACTCGCACTCATATTCTGTTCTCCAATATATTGAATCTTCACCCCACTCCATCATCTTTGTGAGCATATCTTCCTCTGTATAAGGGGGGTCGTACGCTCTTCCTCTCTTTACGGCATCTTTCCATGTGTAGTGCATTCGTGAAAAACTTTCAGCATAAGATTCGTCATATAAATAACGATACATGTGATTTTCTTTTGATTTGGGAGTACCTAAATTGATAAACGGTGCTGAATTAGATATAATACAAGGCTCTACATTGTCTATAAACAATTTATCATCTATTAATGGACTCTCATCTACAATTAAGAAAGTAGGATGTTGTCCTCTAATAGCTTGACCTTGATTTGAAGCTGCGATAGGAGCTCTACGTAGCACCGTTCCTCCCTTCATTGTGATATTAGGCTTATTGTGGAACCTATAATGGTCTACTAAGCCATTTAAAAAAGCATTATCAGCAAAGTGTCTATAAACGTAGTTAAAGATAAGTGAAGCTTGGTCCTCAGATGGAGCCAAGATAAATATTAAATCTCTAAATCTTTTAAAGAACATATAGACAGCTGTAGCTACCGAAAGAGCAAAGGATTTACCTGAGCCCCGTGGAGCCAGAATAGCAACTTTACGATGCTTTTCACTATCTCCATCTGGATATGTAAGAGCTTCTACCACTATGTCTTCCTGCATAGGTCTAAGTTTAAGTGGTCTTCTTTTGTTGTCAATTAAATAAGATTCACAAAAAGCTCTGACTAATAATGTCATTTTAACCGGGTTTTTACGACATTTTTCAAAGATTTCCTCTAATTGAAGAGAATCGTGGGCTGCTATACCACTAATCGCTGCGTTTAGTTTCTCTTGTTCGTTCTTTATCGGTATCTTCATCAAATAAACCCTCTAATACTTTAGAAAAATTCTCTGTGTTTTTCTCAACTAACGTCGGAACTTCTATGTTCAACGCTCTGAATTCAGTATGTATGTCTTTAACAATTGTATTTCGCTGTCGCAATAACTCTGTTCTAGCGTTAACATCCCGAATACATACAAGAATTTCTTCCCAAAGTATGTCTTCAAGAGCAAGATTGCGAGCCAACAAACGGACAAGCTCTTTATGACGTTCATATTCAGCTTCTCCGACTCGTTGACGTAATCGCTCTTGGTATTCCTCGACGTCCATTACTTGGATTCGTCAATAGCGGCCTTAACTTTAGATTTAACTAATGCTGCTAGTTCATCGTCTTTCTCATCCCAAGCTGTAATTAATACATTCTTAATTAATGAGTCTTTAACATGTTTCTGTGCAGTCTCGTCCATTTTCTCAAAGGCCTTCATCTGTACTTTAGTTAGATTCTTATCCAACAAGCCCATTAGTTCAGCTTCGTTATTCTTTATATATTTAAAGACTAACATCTTAACAGCTGGTACAGTATAAGCGATATAAGCGCCCATACCTAATACTACAGCAGCTAGTGCCATAAGTAATGGTTCATCCATCAAAGTATCTAATATTCCAGATTCTTCTACAGTATCAATGATTGCAGTCAAATTTCCTTCTTCTGCAGTTTCATTGGTTGCTGTTTCGTTATTTGTTTCGTTTGCCATAGGTATTCACCTGTTTATTATAATGTGGTAGCACTATATAAAGGTTTCGCTAATCACAACATTCACAGTTGCATTCTTTACAATCACAATCCATATTCTTTCCTCCTATAAGTGTGGCCCCATAAGACGCTACTTGCGTAAATATCCTGTGGGTTTGTGGTCTACTCGGAGCCACTATACCTTATAGCATACCATAGTATATAAAGATTTCGTTAATCGTTGCACTTTAGGCACTTTACAGTACCATCGTAGAGATGGCCCACTGCGCGACTATTGCATATTGGACATCTGTGCATAATTAACTCCTTACTTTTTTGTTTTATGTTCGTGTGATTGTTCGTTAGCTTCTATCATTTGAGCTTGTTTCTGGGCATGGTCATTATAATCAATAACTGCTTGCGCCTTTACCTTATAGAATGCTGTTTTCTCTGCTTGTTCTTGTTTCCATACATCTAATGCATCCTTGATAATTAGAAGGGCTGGCCCACCTAAAATAGCTATCAAAGTTGTATATGCTTCTATGTTGTCAAGAACTGATGAGTTATTAAGTCCCGTATGTATAACGAACCCTGCAAACCCAACCCAGAGTAAAACTAAAGGTACAGCAATCATAAACATAAAGATGTCGTTAAACGTTATCCCTTCACTTGTTTGGTCTTTACTCATATTTTCAGTCCTCCTTTTCGGTTTTATTTCTTTTTCTTCTATCGGTACCATCTTTGACTGTGGTACTCCTTTCAATGCTTTTCTTATAAATTGAATTACCATTAAGAGAATTAGAGCAAATCCAGCGAAAGCCATCGCTACTGCTAGTACTTCGAGTATTGTTATCCATTCTATCACTCTTCCTCCTCTAATATAATTTCTTCTATGTAAAAATAATTTACATAATCGTATTGACCATCTCTATCCCAATCAGCATACAGGTTAACGTATACCATATACCACCCTGTATAAGGTTCAGTAAAATATTCTATTCCTGAAGATAGTTGATAATCATTACCTTCCCAACCAGTTACGTTAAAGAAGTAATTATTAAACATATAACCATTCCACACTGTTTCGTTATCCTCTATCTTCATATGACCTATATCATAATAAACCATAACTGGTAAAGTATCTTGGTCACAATCAGTATCTATATCTACAGTAATATTTAAAGAGTTATCTTCTCTAGAATAGTTTCCATATTGTAATCCGTTATAAAAGTAAGTTTGATTAGATGTACACTCATAAGCTTCATATTCACAGCTATCGTCATCTTCTTCAGCTCGTTCATTATAATTCTCAGCATCTATATCCATACATCCGTAAACTGTCTCATTGGTCTGGGTCTGGTTGTTGTTTGTGCCGTTATTTGGACTCCCGCCAAGAAATTGACACCGCCCATTATCATGGGTAGCCTGTGCATTATAATTATCCGCATCTGGATTTGTACAACCGTACACTACAGGAGGAGGGAATACACAGCTACCGTTATCAAAAGTTGCATCACTTTTATAATTAATAGCTCCAACGTCCATACATCCACCCTTTGTTATGGGCTCTTCCTCTCCTCCAAAAATGTCTTGTAACATGCCTAGGTCAGCAGTACCACTACCGAACATAGCTAAAATAATAACTGTTAAAATAGAGCCTATTTTTTTACCTAATTGTGTTTCACCAAGTTTATCACCTGCTTTACCAATAGTTTCAAAGAGACCTTCCTCTTCATCATCAGGTTTTCTACCTCCTAAGCCCAAAGCTTCTCGTTCCTCGTCAGAAATCACAGAGATAGCACCATAGTCGTCGCGCGCCATGCATTAATCTACGTGACACTAGTATATAAAGCTTTCGCCATATAGAACATAACTTGGAGGGTATATATTCGTATATGGCTGCTTATAGATACTTCTAAAGGTATAACATCAGTCATCCCAGACTACTTTACCCTTGACCATACCTTCTTCTGGAGGTATTTCGGTGTGTGCTGCGAATTCATCTTCACTAACAAAGGCATTTTCAGACTTTACATCCGATTTACGTTTAGATTTCTTACCTTTCCACTCGAATTTAGGTATAACAACGTCACAAGTACCACCATTACCTTTGTAAAAAGAGCACCATTTACAGAGATTCTGAGGTTTTTGTTCGTATTTTTCCTCATCCTCCATACGTTCTTTAAGACAATCGTGTACAAACATTATGATTTCTTTAGCCTCGTCTAAAACACCTTGGTTTACCTTGACGTAAAACGTATCATCGAAGCGTAAATAGTTAACACCAACGAAATTAGGCATCTCTCCCATCTCTAACGTGTACAAAAATGCATAAATTATCAACTGTCGGTAGTAATCTTCAGGTAAATATGGTCCATATCGCTTAGATGTCTTGTAATCAAGTAGGGTTGTACCCCCATCGAAGTCGTTACAGACTGCATCTACTATACCAATTATGGCATATTGATTAGATTTGACCCACTTTTCAGCATATTTAGGTGCAACGGAGTTCCAAGCTTGGTATTTTGACTTATAAATCTTCCATTCTACCATCTCATTGAGTTTTTTATCGACCGATTTAACGAAATTCAATAATATATCGTGTGTTTCTATACGCATAGCCTCTATTTCTTCTTCGGTATGCAATTCTTTCAGCCAACCCTTAGATGAAATCTTTTCTTCCCATCCTTTCACAAACTCGCCTTCCATCCATTCAAACGGACTACCGTCTTCCCACTGTTTAAACGTCTTAAACTTGGACTTGAACAAGTCCTCTAGAATTTTATGAACTAACGTTCCCCGAAAAAGATGAATAGTCTTCTTTTCCGGAATCTTTGCTATGTATTTATAATAAAATTCACGCGGACACTTCATATAGGTGTTAATTTTTGAGGGACTTAGCCTCATAAAACTAGGTTCCCAACCGTCTACAGCCATGCTGCTTCCTCCGCACTAGTAAATACGCTAACAGTTTGACTCGTTCTGGCTCCACTAGGCTTCTCGCGAGCTATTTTGAGCAGAATGAGGTAACCTATTAGGTCATTTAACGTGTCCTCAGTGCTATCATTGAGCCCAGAGTTCGCAATACGGCTCAACTTATCGTCAATCCTAGCGCAAATCGCGGCTGCATTATCTTGCTGTGAAAAGACGTTGATAGGCTCTACTGCACTATTGCCATACTTAGCGTTCTTCTCCAGAAGTAAAGTTTTGATGTCTTCACATGTTGTTGCTATTTTCGTAGTTATTTTAGTCATACCCTAGCAAGTCATACCCACTATATAAAGGTTTGCTCTATTTGAAATCCCCCAATGCTAAATGGAGCCCACTTGCGTTCAGAATAGCCATGTTGACTAATGGAGCCTAGATAAACTCTATAGCCTTGTATTAGGAACTTTAGTTTGCTATACTAAGATATATATCTTTATTAAGATACTATATTAGAGCTACACGCGTAGGATAGACTTTCAAAATTTGACTCGATTTGTTTAGACCCCTACCTATATTTTTATGAGTATATGCCTATAAATTTTAGACGGGGGGTATGCTATAAAAAAATAATAGATGAGATGTGTGTATGTGTGTGTAGTCATAGATAAGATGCATGAATATATAGTACATAGCGGGGTAAC